TGCACCAAGAACCTCGTTCGTCGCTTTGCATCGAAGAGAATATGCAGTCCGTGTTCGATTCCTTTCGGAATACACCGGCCCTGCAGATCGAAGCTGTACTCAGTCCTCCGCAGAGGCTACCGCTCTTAACTCGGTAACCCTGTTTCAGAAGCTTCCAGCAATGATCTCTTCGTAGCTCGCCAATAGGGCAGCAGGCATTCCAGTCTGCATAGCCTGCCGTTGGCAAGAGCGATAGAACGAGCGAGACTTTTCCCTCCCGTATCACGCGTTCAGAACGCGTGAGACCCTCTCGAAATCCAACTCTGCCTTAGCCTGAATGAGAGCCGCATGACATACGTAGTTCAACGTAGTGTCCGGCTCCCAGGCCAAGGGCAGATGACCTAGACGCGTCCCATAAGATCGCAGTGGCGCGTCATAGGCCAAGCACTCCTCAAGGTCCGCAGGACCCCCTCCAAAACTATCGCACGTCTTCTTCACGATGGATTCACGTGTCGCCCGATTGTACACATCGGCGACTTCGTCTGTCCAGTGGCAGATCCAAGACGGGATAGCGAGGTCGAACTCCGGCGCATCAACGATGGTTGGTCCAGCTCCCTTGCTGACCAATCGCCAAGGGCGCAGACTCTCAGGTACACGAGTCAGCTCCAAGGCATCCGCGATGCGCTTCTTCAGACGTTCGACGTCAATGGAGGCTTGCAGCTTCTCCGAGCTAGCTCGAGGTCTCAGACTCTCGGCAAGGTCCCACTTCCGCAGTTTTATAATCGCATTGGCGAAAACTAGCTGCGGCCGCGTGGCCCCACCGATAGGAAGTCCGAGTCCACCGAGCAGCACGGGGAGACGCCACGACCTTCCATCCGCCATGAGTACGGGCAGAACATTCCGTACCCAAACATCCTGACAACGACGACGCCAGCCAGGCGTCGGCTCTTGCGCGCTGCCCCACAGGGCGACGCGCAGTTGGTTAGAGAGGTCTCCAATGCATACCTCGGCCTCCTGGCCAGAGCGTGTGTCGGAGAGCACTCTCCCCTGCCCTTTGAGCAGGCCAGAGCACACCCACGGGACCAGCGTAAAGCAGGCCTCGAGTGTGTTTCGTGCAGGATACAGGCGGTCGCGCACTACCGGTGCAGTCCACTTAGTCCGCATCTCGACAGAGTAGAACGTCGAGTTGATGACGACAAATTCCGCAGAGACGTAGTTCTTTCCGGGGGACGGGCTAAGCCCGGCCGCCCTGACGAACTCACGCCACAGCGGGACAAAGTCGTTTGGACAGGTGAACAACAGATCATCTCCGTTAACGAGAGGACGCAAGGATCGAAGCGTCTCCGTATACGATGGGGATCTGTGGTAGCGCGCAAGGTTGTAGCGGCGCCAAGCCGCGAGGAGTGCAGCCATGTTGATGACGCACAGACCGGGGAAGCTGGTTGGAGAACCCATCAGCTGTCCAGTAGTCTGTTCCACGGACGACACCCGCATCTCTTCTGGATAGTGAAGAGTGTGGCCGAGCATGCTTTGCTTGTAGATATCCGTAGCCTCAGGAACGAGGCCATCAGGATCCAAGACATCAGCAGTCGACTCCACGTACTCCTCACACAGGAGACCGTTGAGGTTGTCCGTTGCTGCCGAGTAATCAGCAGAGACATAGGTCCAGCCACGCTGGCTAGACTTCAGTCCTGCAAAGTTCTCGGTAAGCAGTTCCTGCGTCACCGGCATTCCGATAAGCGCGAACTCTCGCCGCTGCCGGAGAGAGCCGTGTACAGCTCTCTGCATCTGGCGCGCCACATGATACCGAAGTGGCGGCCCAGCAGTGATGATGCGTGCCTTCATAGGCTCGAGAACGACGTGAACGTCGCAGTCGAGCTTCTCAAGGCGCGCGTCGCGCAGTATCCAGCCAAGGACATCGGCTTGATACGTCGGAACCCGAATCTCCAGAACCGGTTTACCCGGCTTCGTCTCAATCATGCTAACTAGTTCGGTAGTCGCACAGGCCAGTGGGCCCGCGTTCTCTCGAATCAGCTTGCTGATACGTCCCAAAGCTCCCTTGTCGCGCTTCGACCACCCAAAGTGTGCCGAGCTAGAGGGGAAGACGCTCTTGGCATTTAGATCGCCAAAGAGCTCCTCCTTCACCAGCTCGCGCACGCAGTAGGCAACGTCGCGCAACAGGGGCCCGTCTTGTGGAGTCTCCGAAAGCGCCTTGCGGTGCTTCATCAACGACTCTTCGACTAAGACAGGACGTAGGGGCTTTGCAGCCCTCTTGAGACCTAGTATTCCTGCCGCGAAGCTCATGCGGCGGAAATCGCTGTCCCTGTCGCCCTGAAGGGTGCGCACGTAGCGGAAGAACTTGCCGCCACACAGGAATCCAGCGTTGGAGATCCAACTAGGCTTTGTTGGAATTTCATCTTGCTTCAGCAAACTCGCACTGAGGAACGTGGTCTGGAACTTAAACCAGTCCTCAAGCGAGTTATGCAGATCGAGAAACAAGAACGTCAGTACCATTCGCTTATAGGTACCGACGGAGAGAGAGTCGTCATGGTGAATCCAATATAACTCGGCCACGGCCTGAGCGAGAACAATCGCTCGGTCGACACTGTCGAGCCATACGGTTTCCAAGTCCACTAGGCCTTCGTGCTTTCCAGCACAATAGACCCAGGGGACCGCCCCCTCAGCGCAGAGGGAACATGACGGCTTTGTGCTCCGGTTAAGGAGCCACGGGAGGATACGATCGATTCGCGCAGGGTTAGGTTGGAGGAGCTCAGGTTCTAGCTCTTCGCCCAACACCCCGGCCGCCTTTGTCATGCCAGCCCAGATCACGGCTGCTGATTGGCGAGACCAGTCCGGATGCATGGCGTCGTGCAGACACCAGCCTTCGGCAGGTTCGGGGATGAATCGAAAGGGAGTCTCAACTTCCAGTCGCAGCGGTTTCAACCGCTGTGTGAGCA